GGTGCAGTCATGTCCTCTCGTAGAAAGAGAACAAAAGGATCGGTGACGCAATCATGAACTATGCTTTTTACAGCGAACCCCTAGAGCGAGCCATCGTAACTGAGATTACGCAGTGGTCTGCCGATGCGCTGGAAAAGCCGAGTCCTTTCTTTAACGGGTTACCTCCGTGTCCGTATGCCCGTCAGGCGTGGATGGATAGCCGCGTAGCTATCCTCTTCAAGTATGAAAAAAACTATCAGGTTCTTTACTCCTGCATCTCTCAGTTCGACGACAACTTTGACCTAGCCATTATCGTTGACATGAATAACGATAAGGAGCCGGATGCGTTTCATGCGTATTGGGAAGGTCTCAACAGGTTTATTGCAGAGGGCGTCTTTATTGATAAAGACATCTGGGTTATGGGGTTTCATCCCGATGACGACGCCAGCGAGTTTGTTGACGAAATAGAGTTTGAACCGGAAACTGATGCTCGGTACGCGATGATTTTTGTTCAGCGCTTGTCTAAGCTACAAGAAGCAGCAGACAAGTTGGACAAAAAGGGCTATTATGATTCATATGATAGCCAGTATAACGCCCGCGAAATCTATGAATTGCGGGAAAAATTGTATAGGAGGCTGAAAAATGGCGATGAAACCTAAGAAAATGCGCGGTGGCGGCATGGTTAAGAAAATGCGCGGTGGCGGCATGGCAAAGAAGCCTGAAATGATGAAAAAAGGCGGCGTTTCCGTTGCTGATCTTCGTAAAATGGCCAAAGACAAAGGCTATAAACTGGTTAAAGACTAATGGCTGTCTCAGGAAGTAAAAACTTTGAGCTAGACGTCGCTGAGTATGTAGAAGAGGCGTTTGAGCGTTGTGGACTGGAGGTTCGTACTGGTTACGACCTCAAGACTGCACGTCGTTCGCTCAATCTTTTGCTTGCTGACTGGGCCAACCGGGGCCTAAACCAATGGACGATCAAGCAGCGCTCACTGACGATGGTCGTGGGTGACGGTGAATATGACCTTGGTGCAGACGTAATTGACGTTTTGTCTGTTGTCGTGCGGCGTAACAACACCGATTATTCGCTGGAACGATTAAGTCGTGATTCGTTTTTGACCATTCCGAACAAAACGACACAAGGCCGCCCAAATCAATTCTTTTTGGACCGCCAATTAACGCCAAATTTGAAACTTTGGCCGGTGCCGGACAATAGCACCGATGTGGTGTTGTATGACGCATTGACCCGTATGGACGATGCCGATGACTACACTAACACCATGGATTTACCGTTTCGGTTCTATCCATGCTTGGCAGCAGGGCTTGCCTATTACATCGCATTAAAGCGGGCTCCTAACCGGGTTCAGATGCTCAAAGCGGTGTACGAAGAAGAATTTGATAGGGCTGCCACTGAGGACAGAGATCGTTCGTCTTTCAACGTGGTGCCGAAGTATGAATATTACAGGGCGGGCTAATGGCAAAGTTTGCATCTGGAAAAAACTCGTGGGCTATATCTGACCGCTCCGGTTTCGCTTACCCGTATAAGGTAATGAAACGCGAGTGGAACGGCTTGCTTGTGGGTCCGGATGAGTACGAGCCAAAACATCCGCAGTTGGGGCCGTTCCGCAAGGTTGTTGACCCCGAAGCGCTGCAAAATGCGCGTCCTGACCGTGTTGAGCCACTAGATGTATTTGTCGGTGTGCCTCTCGTTGAAGCCCCTAACCTTCGACCAGTGCCTTGTTTTGGTCAGGTTGGCACAGTTACGGTGAGTACGTCATGAGTTTCACATACGATCAGCTAAAACAGGCCATTCAGGACTACACGGAAAACGACGAGACGTCGTTCGTCAACAATTTGCCGGTTTTTATCCGTCAGGCTGAGGAGCGCATCCTCAAAAACGTCCAATTAAGCTTGTTCCGCAAGAATGTTAGCGGTGCAATGACCGCTTCTAACAAGTATTTAGCGTGTCCGAGCGATTTTTTAGCGCCTTTTTCGCTTTCTTTTGTGGATGGGGACAGCGATCACCAGTTTTTGGAGTTTAAAGACGCCGATTTTGTGCAAACCTTTAATCCAGATGCCACGACAACCGGAAATCCGCGTTATTACGCGGTTTTTGACGTCGATAATTTTATTTTAGGCCCTACCCCTGACAGTTCCTACGCTGTTGAGCTGCATTACTTTTATAGACCGGCTAGTTTGACGGCAGGAGCGGGTTCTGGGACTACTTGGCTTAGTGAAAACGCAGAAATTGCAATGCTGTACGGTAGTTTGATGGAGGCTTACATCTATATGAAGGGTGAGCCAGACATGCTGGGTCAATATGAAAAACGATTTATGGAAGCGATCCAAGGCATGAAGATGCTTGGAGAGGCGAAAGAAGTAACGGATGAATACCGTACTGGTATGGTGATAAGGCCCAAGCAATGAGTATTCCAGCACTAGATTTGAACATAAATCCAGATTTTAAGGTGGAAGTACACACCACCAACAATCGTGGGTTTACTCCAGAGGAGGTTGCAGAGCGTTGCGCACAGAAAGTTATTTCTATAAGCGACACGGCACCCCCTGCAATACAGGCTCAAGCACGTGCCTTTCGTAAGCAGCTAGTTAAAGTTTTAGAATTTTACATGCGCGAAGCGATTAAAAGTGATAGAACCACTGTGTACAATGCGTTAACCGATGCAGGCCACAAGGAGCTTGCTGACTTAATAAGGAGACTGTGACATGGCTTTCTCAGGAAACTTCATGTGTACATCCTTTAAGAAAGAGCTTCTTTTTGGTGTACATGACTTTGATCTCGCCAATGGCGACACTTTTAACATCGCGCTTTATACGAATAGTGCGTCTTTTGATGCTTCGACTACAGCATATACGGCTACAAACGAAGTCTCGGGGACGGGTTATTCTGCGGGCGGGCAGGCACTAACGAATGTAGACCCCACTACGTCTGGCACGACGGCTTTTACTGATTTTGCCGACGAAACGTGGACTACAGCCACAATTACGGCACGTGGAGCGCTTATTTACAATACGACACCTAATACTACGTCGATTTCGGTAACGAACCCGACTGTTGTGGTGTTGGATTTCGGTGGCGATAAAACGTCTACCGCAGGCGACTTCACCGTTGTGTTTCCGACCGCTGATTCAAGTAATGCGATTATTCGGATAGCGTAATGACTGATGTTGTCGTTCCAATCGGCGGCTGGGGCCGCTCTGGTTGGGGCGAAGGCCCATGGTCCCAGAGCGGATTTCCGTTTGCCACGGGCTCGGTAGGCTCTGTAACAGTAACCGCGGATGCAAATGCGCCGGTTACGGGGTTACAAGCCACGGGTAATGTTGGTAGCGTAACGGTTGTTGCGGAAGCCAATGTAACCGTAACTGGGGTTTCTGCTACAGGGCAGGTAGGTTCTGTAAGCATCATAGCCGCGGCCAATGTGGACGTGACCGGCGTTGCCGGTACTGGCCAAGTCGGCTCCGCCAGCGTTACTGCTGACGCAAACGTCTACCCAACCGGATTGGAAGCTACCGGAGCAGTTGGCACGGTAACGACCACCGCAGATGCAAACGTTAACGTTACGGGTGTAGCCGGTACAGGCGCTGTAGGCACAGTCACAGTTGTAGCCGAAGCAAATGTTCCAGTTACGGGCTTAGAAGCGACCGGATCGGTAGGTTCAGTTACTGTTGTTGCCAAAGCAAATGTATTCCCAGATGGGATTGCGGCAACAGGTCGAGTTGGTCAAGCCTCAGTAGATGGTGAAGCAAACGTACCTGTTACAGGTATTGCTGCGACCGGTGCAGTTGGGTCTGTTTCAGTAACTACTGACCAGAATGTTAATGTAGGTGGCGTAGCCGGTACAGGACGAGTTGGTAGCGTAAGAATTGAATCAGACGCTATCGTAAATGTAACAGGTGTAGCTGCGACAGGAGGTGTTGGACAGGTACTGGTGTACTCAAATATTGTCCCCGATCAAAATCCGGGGTATATTGATGTGACACCAAGTCAGTCGCCCACGTGGTCGGAGGATACGCCAACACAAGATGCTAACTGGACGCGAATAGCAGCGTAAGGATTTAAAAAGATGCCAAGTACCTATACAGTAAACCTCGGAATCGAAAAACCCGCCACGGGGGAACAATCGGGCACTTGGGGCGATACCACCAATGTCAACTTTGACATTATCGACCAAGCTGTTAACGGTTCAGAACGTGTCACGCTGACCAGTGCGGGTACTTCCGGGTCGCCAAACGACCTTAACATTGTTAACGGCTCAACGACAAGTTCGGAAGGCCGTAACAAGTGGATTGAAATTTACAGCGCCTCCGATCTAGGAGGTAGCGCATACGTTCGTTTGGTTCCAAACGACGCTGAAAAGATTCTATTTATTAGAAACAGTCTGGCCGGTAGTCAGTCTGTTTTACTTTTCCAAGGCACGTATAACGCCAGTAATGACCTAGAAATCCCGGCTGGGGTGGATATGGTCGTTAAATTTGACGGCGCAGGCG